CCCAGCGTGGTCAGGATCTCTTTTTGGATCGCGGCAATCTGGCTCAGCGCCATTTGCTTTTCGACGTCGCGGCCTGACCCAATGCCAACATCAATCGAAACGTCGAGTTCGGCGTCGATCATGGCCGGATCCACAGACTGCCAACTGTCGCCGATTTTGAGCAACAGCGGCTGCTCGTAGTATTTCAGCGCAAGGTCAAGAATAAGCCGGGCGAGCGGGCGGATTGCCGTTTCAGCCAGTGTGCGCGCGATCATCTGCACTTTGATCTGACCGCCTTGCAGCGTGGCATTCACGGCCTCTTTCGTCGTGCTTTGAAGCTGGTCGGGGTCGAGGCCCATAGACGCGCGGCTGAACCCAGTGCGGGTGTCGCGGACATCGTCCATATACGTCAGGACCGACAAGCCCTGCGACATGACTTGCGGCACCTGCAACGGCTGAACCATGCCGGGCTGTTGCATGCGCACAATGCCGTCAGGTCGGCTGTTTAGCAGATCGTCCAGGTTCACGGCCTGATCGACCACGGCAACGCGCGCATGGTTCGACAGGTTCATGTTGTCCAAGACGCCGCGCAGCAGGCCGGATTTGATTTTCTGGATGTCCATCACCAGTTCGGCGACGCTGCGCCCGATCATGCGATGCGGCACGCGGATCGGTGAACCCACAATGAACGGGCAGAAATCAATCGGCTCGGCTTCGAGAATATGGTTGCTGTCGCCAATCGCAAGAACGCGGTGGCGCTGTTCAACGTCGCCGTCGTCAATCGGCATGTAAGCCTCGACCACGCGGACCATGTCAGTGTGGCGCGGTTCGAGGTCTTTGCCGCCGTCAATTTCTTCGTGGCGCGTGTCGGTTTCTTCCTCGGACCAGCCCTCGCCAAGCCCGACATGCTCCTGCACGACGTCGCGGTCGTAGCCCATAGCGACCAGCTCGCCGACCGTCATGTAAGTGCGGTGCGCCAAAAAGCTCGCGTCCATCACGCTTGTTGCTTGCGGCGAGAAAAGGAAGGTTTCGGGCGGGATGACGTCGATGCAGATTTTCGGCTTGGCCGTGTATTTGCGGACCTTGACGGTCGTCAGGCCTGTTTCTTCGTCGGCCTCGCTCTCCATGATGTCGAAACCACCATCAAGCAAGTTGGCAAGTTGGGCGTCGTCGGCCTCGATCGTTTCGACCTCTTCGACGCCGTTGTCTTCGTAATAGACTTTCAGCACGCCGGCTTTGAACAGCAGGCCATCAGTGATGAAGTCCGACAGGACCGTAAAGCCGTCGTTCTGGCTGGCGAAAATATGATTGACCAAGGCGGTTGCGGCGTCGGCTTTTTGCACGTCGTCGGCGTTGCGCGGGACAAAGCGCACGATTTCTTGGCCGCGATAGAAGATGTCCATCAGCGACGGCAGCAAATAATGCACGGTGTCGCTGACGTCGGTCGAAATGACAGACGAGCGGCCCGCCGGCACTTCGTTGAACGGTTTACCCAAGTAGGCGCGCTGGGCCTGGATGCGGTCGTGCTGAAACTGCGTGTCGCTGTAGTTTACGGCCGCCGTCATTTCGTCGTTAAGGCGACCCCGCAGATCGTCGTAATTCATTTGTCAGTCTTTCTGGGTCTGCCGCGTCCGCGCTTCGGCTTAGTCGCCGGCTTTTTCGGCTCGGCTTCGACTTTCTTCTTTGCGGGGCGTTTGCGAAATTGTACGTACATCAACCGGCCTTACTGATTTGTTGTCGTTTATTTAACATTTTGCGGCGGTTTTGCCAAACCAGCGGCCTTTTGGTCTGCAATGTACTGATCGACCTCATCAGGGCGCATGGTGCGGAATTTCTGCTTGAAACGCTCGGCAAGCTTGTCGCGGCACAACAGGGCGCGTTCTTTGAGTTTGTCGCGGTCGAGCATTTCCGCTGCGCCGCTGTCGCCCACGCAAGCCCGGTCGCCGTTCTCGCCCACGAAATAGAATTTGTAATCGATGCGCGCCCACGCGGGCAGGTCAGACGATCCAACTGTCATCGTACTCAATCGGGCTGTTGTGGCGGTATCCGGCGGCGTTGCCGGCGCGGGCGGCTTGGCTCGCAAAGGTCAACACGAACGCGTCGGCCAGGTCGGGCGATTTCAGCCCCCGGCGTTTCATCTCGTCTTTGCTTTCCATTTTCATTTTGCCGGAGCTGAGAAACGAGAACGTCGGCGCGCACAGCTCTTCGACCAGCTTGTCGTCTTGCGGGATGACGCAGTCGCGGTTTTCGAAAAAGGCGCGCGTCTTGCCCCACAGCTCGTCGCGCAGTTTGTTGTATTTGTTGCCCAGCGCCGGGCTTTCCGAGACGTTCACGCCGCGAATTTGCGGGCCGAGGTCGATTTCGCGGAGACGGTCAACCACGCCAGCGCCCAGCCCAATCACGTCAATCAGGATCTCGGCGGGGCGGTCGCTGTAGGGCGTGGCGTCGTATTCCTGGATGACCATGCCGACTGTTTGCATCGTGTCCAAGTCCTGCCACGACTTGACCGGCTCGATCAGTTGGTTGCCGCGCCGTTTTGCCAGCGCTGTGCGGTCTGCCCCAAAGCGCGCCACGTCGAGACCCCACACGGGCGCGACGCCGAGCGTCGGTTCAATCTCGCGCTGCATGGCCGCTTCGACCAAGTGGCGCGGGATCAAGCTGTCGCTGTCGCCGGTTGGGAACTCGCCCAGAACGCGGACGCGGTAGGCGTTGCTCTCGTCGCCGTATTGGGAGGCCATGTCTGCGATGAAGGCGTCTTGAACGTAATCGGCACTTTCGGAGCTGACGGTTTGTCTGGCCCAGCGGTCTGCATTCTTTTTGAACGCGTCGAAGAAATAGCCCTGCGCGCGGGTCGGGTTGCCGACCATGATGATCTTTGCGCCTTCGGTCGAAAGCGCGCCCTGGGCCGTCTCGAAAATGATTTCCGGCACGCCGGAGGCTTCATCCACGACAAACAGCATATTGTCGGCGTGGAAACCCGCGAGCGCTTCGGGCTGGTCGCGGCGGGCGGTTCGGGCCACGGCAAAGCTGTCTTCGCCGCCGATTAGCGTGATCTTGTCGGATTTGATGTCGAGCTGGCTGGCGAAGGCTTCGTTCATGCGGCCGTGCCATTTGCGGATTTCGGACCACAGGACGTCATTCAACTGGCTCGCGGTGTTCGCGGTGACGGCGACTTTGACGGGGTAGCGCGTCGAGAGAAACCACAGGATCGCCCAAGACAAGAACGCCGTTTTGCCGACGCCGTGGCCGGATTTGACGGCGACGCGGTCGTTGTCGCGGAGGTTTTCGAGGGCGCGCTTTTGCCATTTTTGCGGCGTTGCGCCGATGACCTGCGTGACAAATAACGCCGGGTCGTCGCGGAGTTTGGCGAGGTAGGATTGCCAGTCACTCATCCAGCAATACCGCCGTTTCGCCGGTGTAGTCTTCCCAGCGCTTTATGATGACGTCGCAATATTTCGGGTCCAGCTCCATCAGCCGGGCTTCGCGGCCTGTCTTTTCGCAAGCGATGAGGGTAGTTCCTGTGCCTGCAAAGCAATCAATCACAATCGCATTTCGGCCAGTAAAATTTGTAATGATGTTTTCGGGCAAATAAACGGGAAACGTCGCCTTGTGGATCGCCGAATATTCGTTGCCAGAAGCGTTACCGCCTTCGATGACGTTGAAATATGTTCCCTGCCCAAATTGGGGGTTCACAAATTTTCGCTTGCCGTCACCAAAACAAATGATGAACTCAACAAGGTTATTAACGACGCCCTTCTGGATATGCGGCGCGACGTTTTTTTTCTTCCAATAAATGACGTCTTTGAACGCGTCGCCAAATCTATCAATCAACTTAAATATGACGCGTTTGTTGTCTTGCACCAACCCGATATTGTAAAAAACCTCGTCCGCAACCGATGTCATGCAAATCATGTTTTGCGTCAAAAAATCGAAGAATTCTTGTTCAGTTTGGTTGTCGTCAAACGAATTGTATTTTTTCGACGTGCTTTCGTTCCCTTTGATGTTGAGCGACCCCGCGTTGTAAGGCGGCGAGGTAAAGCAAATGTTTGCTGTGCGCCCGCCCATCAGCCGATCAACCGCGTCGATGCTCGTGCTGTCGCCGCACATCAGGCGATGCCGACCAAGCTGCCACACGTCGCCGAGCTTTGTTGTCGGTTCTTCCGGCACCTCCGGCACGGCGTCATCATCGGTTAGCCCAGCCTCAAGCGGGTCGGCCAGGAACACGTCAATTTCCTTAGCGTCAAAGCCGGTCAATTCGAGGTCAAAGCCCAGGTCGCCCAGCTCGGCAAACTCCACTTTGAGCATTTCATCGTCCCAGCCCGCATTCAAAGCGAGCCGGTTGTCCGCGATGACGTAGGCGCGTTTTTGCGCGTCGGTCAGATGCCCAAGCCGCAAACACGGCACCTCGTCAATTCCGAGCTTACGCGCGGCGCTAAGGCGTCCATGCCCGGCGATGATGCCGCCATCCTCGTCAATCAGGATCGGATTGGTAAACCCAAACTCTTTGATCGATGCCGCGATCTGCGCGACCTGGGCGTCGTCGTGCGTGCGGCTGTTGCGGGCGTATGGAACCAGATCCGCAGCGGGCAAGATTTCGATTTTTTGGGGGAGTGT